TACTATTAATATAGTCTTCATAGATTTTCTCTAACTTAATATAATTTTTTCTATACTTAATTGAATGTGAATTTCTTATTTGTTGATTAATTGTTTTTTCAACAAATTCTGCGAAAGACATTTCTTGTGTTTGACCTGATGTAAGTGTTCCAAAATTTAATGATAAATTTCTTGACTTACGATGTATATCATAATCAATACCTTGTGAAGGTGAAATAAAAATATTAATATTTTTTCTACCTAAAATATATGGTGAGACATCGTCAATTAAGTCTGTTTGGTCATTGTCAATTTCAGATTGTAATTCGTAACCAAAATCTAAACCAGGTAATGTTCTATATAAATCAAAATAATCTTCACCATACGTATATGGTTTATTTTTTGTTACAATATTTTTTGTCTTACCTGTTGTAGTTGAATTATCTTCATCTATCATTAATGATGAACGATGTTGTAATGTTAAATCATACCAACCAGAACCTTTTTGAAAGAAGTAGTCTCCCGTAGTTCCCGTAATTGCTCTTGGTGAGAAAGACTCTTCCTCAACAGGATAACCTGCTCTATCCAATATTGTTGAACCTGTAGTTGTTTTTGATGTATATGTGTATCCTGAAAGTGTAAATTCTTTTGTTGTTGTTACTCTTGTTCCTGATATTAAATCATATATATCACTTTCTAAATCAAATGACTTAGGTAATGAGGTTACTTTATAAATGAATTGGTCAATTTGTATTAATGGTTCTGGTGCACCTAAGAACTTTAAGAAAAATTCAATAGATTTTCTAGTTCCTTTTGATTTATATAAGTGAACTAAATTAACCAACAATCTTCTATAAAATTCATACTCAGCATCAGTTGCTGATATTGGTGAACCGACACCTCCATATTGTGTGTCTACTTTTGTATATAATAAATCGTCAAGTGTTTTACCTTCAAGTAAATTAACACTTTCTAATCCTAAAGTATTTGCTAAATTTTTTAATAAGATATCAGGTAGATTATTAACACCATCATAACTTACATTTCTCATGTAAGCAATATTATCTATGAACTTTTTTACTTTATCAAATGACTGTCCGTATAATTGAAAAATTGATTCCGCTTTTTTATCTTCAGTATCAAATTCAAATAATTGAGGTGATGTTAAAAATCTTACAAATAAATTTGATTTATAATCATCAATTTCATTTGCAATATCAATTAAATCCTCAATATATGTTTCGTAATCCAAACCTACAATTTGTAAGTTCCAATTATCTTTACCCGACACCGGCCAATTGTGTTCAACAAAAATTATTTCAGTTTTTGAACCGTCAAACGTATCTCTTGGCACATTAAAACTTGCGGTATAAATCGGTGTTGTTTCTCTATTTAAAAGACTTGATTCTAAATCATCTAAACCTAAGAAAAACTCTTCGGTAACACCATTATTTGGTCTTATTAAAATACTGTCACTATATTGACTAACTCCATTAAATGGATTACCTTTTACTTTTAATGTTGATACATTATCAGTATTAGGTTCTGTATATGTTAAAACATCATATGTAATATTATCAATATGTAAAACATATTTTTTATATGATGAATAAAAATTTCTTAATGGATTTTCAACTACAACCTCAACATTGGTTAACGGTTTTTGAATTAAAATATCAAATGGGTTGTATAACATACCCGATTCAAAACTAAATAATGTTGTATCTGTTAATACATCATATTGTATATTAAAAGCAGTAAACCCGCTTACGGTTACAAAACTATCTTTATCAATTGTAATACCAGCTGGAAATTTTTTTATTATATTTTTAACCGAAACGTAAATTCTTTGATTTAATGAACCAAATAATGATTTTGCAGCATCTTTCTTTTCACCCTTAAATTTTATTTCCTTTTTTCTTGGTGTTTTTGCTGACTTTAATTCTCCCGTTTCAGTTTCACCTTTTAAATCATCTAACGTTAAAAAGTCCGAAAATGGATTTGTTTTAAATGTTTTCGGGTCACGTTGAATAATTGGATTATCTAAATTAAAGTTCGTATTAGTCAATTGACCAGTACCAGTGGTGATTTGAACACCTACTAAATTATCACTGAACGTATCAGCACCACTTGCAGCTTGACTAGGAACTTTTCTTCTTGCCATTAAACGTTTGTAATTGTATCAAAATCTTGACTTTCGTCTATATCTGGTCTTTCTTCTCTGATTTCAAATAATGATTCGTTAAGATCATCTTTAATTTCAAATAAGTTATATTGTTTATAGATTGAGTTATTATTGTTGTTATCGTAAATCGTGTAAATACCTCTCGCAATGTCCTTACTTTGATTACCGTAAAGTGCATGTGCTAATGTAGATGAATCATGTTCTACCATTTCAACCTCAATAGTTGTTGGGTTGAAATAGGTATTTGTTAAAATAATCTTTTGAGCGGGACTACCTATAAACGGAATTGTATTCGGTTTATTTGATGGTGCGGAAGATGGTGTTATTGTTAAAAACATCAAATTACTTGCATTTTCACTATATTGGTATCTAACTGATTTTTGAGTACTACTTGATAAGTTAGCGGTAACGGGTGTACAATAAAAAGACGATGTTACAACTTTATAAAAATTAGGTATTTTTTGATTGGTTAATGAATTAATATACTCAATTCTATATCCAACTAAACCCTGTGGTGTAAATTTATTTCTATCACCTGATGGTACATTAGATAAGTCAATTACAACTCCTCTAACTGATGGTAATGAAGCTAAAACTCCACAATCCGTAATTGTTGTTCTAATTTGTTTTGGTCTGATGTGAAGTGTATATATACCTAAATCCGTAAAATCATCTGCGGATAGTTTTAAATTATACATTCCACCCAAAATTTCAACATTCTGTGCTTGATTATCGTTTGTCGTTCCTGAATTATGATAAACAGGTGTCAAGACACTAATTGATGTTAATTTTTTTAACGTAACAGGTGCGGTTGTGGTTCTACCTGAGACATAATGATAGAATATATCCACATCATCTGGTGATACATCCGCCGGTCTAACTATCCCATAAGATCCAATTGCCATATTAAAATATTTTTAATTCTTCTTCGTTTATTGAACATTTAGTTCTTTTTTTTACATTTTCTTCCCAAGGAATAAATTCTAAGTTTATAATATTACCAATAATCCATGGACTTATCTTTTGTTTAAATCCCTCAACAATTGAAAATTTATGATCTAAATGATAATTTCCGTCCACCCCAGATACTCCTCTTTTATTAAAATTTAATAAGTTGTGGATTGGTTGTTTTTTAGTTATACTAACGACCTTTCTTTTGTATTTTTTAAAATCATTTAAATTTTTTAAAAAATCTTCATAAGATATTCCACTAAATCTTTTTAACATTCCAATAGTTGTACCTTCGCCTTTTGTTCTTCTATAGTTTGATTTTGAAAGTATTTTCTCAATATAAGATTTATTCAACTTCGTTATTTTTGAGATTTCTTCCCTATTTTTATGTTCAACAACATATAATTCTTTTATTTTATTTTTTTGTTCTTCGGATAATATTATTTTTTTACCGTCACTTTTACCTTTTTTTAATAAATTTAAATCTTTAAGTAATTTATTAATTGGCATTTTACTCATATTAAATGATTTTCCAATTTGTTCACAGGATAAATTTAAAACAGTATATTGATGTACTATTTCATTAATGTCGGTTTTAGTAAAAATTATCCTATTACTCATATGTTATAAATATATTTTTTATTGTTTTCTCACCTTAAAATATCCATTTCCATAGATTTCTAATTCATCCATATTATCAATCTCCCCTAATCTTAAGTTATTTTCCATAACACCTTGTTTACCTCTTTCAACAAATATGTCAGAATAAACCTGTGGGTCATCAATAAATCCAAGAAAATGTTCATTTCTTGTAATTACTTTATTAAAAACTTCTTCTTTTGTATAACCTGTGGTGTTACCTGTAATCATGGTATAACCATCCTCAAAATCTCTATATGATAAATTATCTATCGTATAACCAGTAAATAATGAACCTGAAAACGAGCCTGAAGTTAAACCAGTGAAAACCGTAGTTCCATATTGACGTAATTCACCAATTCTACTACCCCCTATTGCCATATAGGTAAATGTAGTATAACCTGTATTATTCGTGTATTCTAAATCATTTAAATAATCTTGAGTTTGTCCAGTTATATTGGTATATGCGGGAATTGTCATACCTGTAAATGTTCCTAAAGGATTAGTAACTGTAATATTTTGTGGTACTGTAATTGTCTTTTTAAGTACTTCTGTTGACCAAGGTGTTGATGAAGATATTGTAATAGTGTATTGTGTACTACCAGTATATGTTTTTACAACTGAAGGTAAATTATTTCCCACTATTCCACTATTAACCGTTAAACCTGATGTTGTTCCATCCCCCCAATTTATTGTGAACGTTTGTTCTGTGATTTTTCTTAACTTATCTGGATTTACAGAATTATATATGGTAATAGTTGAACCTGATTGTTTGTATGTGAAATTACATAGTTGTTCAATTTGTTCCATATCACCATCAAATGAAACCATAACACCCATTTCATCAACTGATGAATCTAAAAACACAGGTATTTGATATGAACCTGTATAATCGTTAGATTTTAATATTTTATGTTCAATTCTTTTCATCTTTTACTTTTTATTCAGGGGTTAGAACTCCTCCGGAGGTTATACATGGTAATGGTGGTGCGTCAGTGATTTGAATACTTTCTCCGACATATGTAACATATATGTCAACTGGTGATGCTATTGGAATTGAAACTCCGTATATTGTTCCTTGTAATCCAATACCCGTATTGGTTAATATTGCACCTGTTGAATTATCAAATCTTGACTCTGAAAATGCTCCATCAGCAAACACATTAACCCTTATTTCTCTATAAGCACATTCACCATCTTCAACTCTTCTAAACACACCTAAATTAAGATTTGCTCCTTGATTAACACTAAGAGATAATAAGTATGTTCCACTTTCGGTTGATGATTTTTGAATACCTCCAAATGAAGAACCAATAGAACTTAAAGTTGTACTATATGTTTGATAAATTAATTGAATATTATTAGTTGTTGAATTATATGGAATTCCACTTAATTGACCGTAAATGTTAACCGTAGTTAATGGTATAGGTGTTGGGGTTGGTGTTGGGTCATTGATATTTAAACAGTTAATACAATTACCACTTGGTAATAAAGTATTTGTTAATCCTGATCTCTTATAAAGTCTAACATAACTACCTAATGTTGAGTTGTGTGTTATACCGGTTTGTGATATCCAAATATATTGATTCTGAGTCATTTCATCTAATACCCAGTTATAACCTAGTGAATTATCAGTTTCAATAGAAGTGGCATCACAAATATTTGTTGCTGAGTATAGCCACGCATCCACTCCTCCATATTCCGTATTAATAGGACTGGTATGTTCACATGATGTGTCATCACCAAATTCAACGTCTCCTGGGTCACCCACCCATAAATCATTTGCAATAATTCTATTTGGTGTAGGTGTAGGTGTTGCTGTAGGTGTAGCCGTAGGTGTAGGTGTTACAGTAGGTGTTGGACTTGGTGTAGGTGTAGGTGTTGCTGTAGGTGTTGGACTTGGTGTAGGTGTAGGTGTTGCAGGTAAACAAGTTACAGTTGCATATGTTATATTATTATAATCTTCTTCATTAGGTGAACTTAATGTATTTACTTGGAGGCAATCTTCAATCGTTACAAATCCCGTTGTCGTATAAATTCTAGATTGTGACACTCCTTCACAATCCAAATAGAAAATTTCAAATGGAGCATCTATAACATTAAATGTCACACCTGTTACACAACTAACTGGATTACTATCACAATCAACTACCACGGAATTAACTCTTATGTTATTGTAATCTCCGTTATCTCTCATTACGAAATACCAAGTACCATCTGGTATGTTAGTCCATGATTCTCCATCGGTATATCCATAATTTGTCGCAGCTAACGCTTCCGCAGATGTTGCAAAGTAATTACGTCCAAACTGATAAACTCCAGAACCGCCACTTCCTTCTCCAATTGTTACATACCCTATTTGACCAACACAAGTCTTAGTTATTACAAAGTTGACTTGGTCTTCTGAACCAGGTATTGGTGTTGGAGTTGGTGTAGGTGGTATGAATACCGGTTGTGTTGCTAAAGTACCTCCACCTTTTTCAAAAAATTGTATTGTTTTTGTCAATCCACTATCACTAAATCCGACTCTATCTCCTTTAGTTCCTCCCGTGTATTTGTATATTTGATAAGTTCTACCAGTTAAATTGAAATCAACTTGATAGTACATATCATTTTTTTCATCTATAGTTGCACCAGTACTTAAAGCTCTATTTGTAAAATCTAATATATCACCATCTTTAGCGTTAAAAAATTTAGCAGTCATAAAGAAAGTGTTACTTGTTTCTGTTCCAATTAAATCACTATCTTCTAAAACTGTTTCATCTTCAAACCAAAACAAATACATGTTTTCTTTGTTTTTATAATTTGAACCCATAAAAACAGGTACATGAATATTGTAACCAAAATTTAATCCCGTATAAAAAAACTTTTCACCTAATGGTAAAGAAAGATTTTTTGCAAAAACTAATCTTCTATTTTGTCTTGTTGGTGGTTCACATAATAATGTATTAACACTAGTTAAAGTCCAACCACTACCAGTTTGTGGATTATTATTTATATTATTTGAAATATTTGAAGTATAAGTATTACCTGTAAATGTCGTTGTAGTTCCACTTGTAGTTGACGCAATATAATAAACTTTATCACCTATACCATAGGTTGTATTATTTATCCAATTTTTTGGTGGAGTCTTAAAAAATTCTAATCTAAAAAAACTTTCTGTTGATTGTTTCAACATTAATTCGTTTTCTCTTTTAGTGATTCCAACTGCTTCATAATCTTGTACATATGTTGAACCAGATTTGAAATAAAATTGAAACCATATGTCTGTTTGATTTAATGTAACTCCACTAATTGTTTTATTATATGGTTCATGAATATATCTAACGGTTTCATAATTATCTGCCGGATTAATAATATCTTTTAAAACCTCATCCTCAAATTGTACAAGATTATCTTGCCAACCCAAATCTGTTTGAAAATTTTGTTCACTATTAATAACAATATTTAAATCATTTGTATTTTGTAATATTTTCATTAACAATCAATTGGGTTTATATTATTAAAGTTATTTAATCCATCTGTTTTATTTGTGAACGATTTTTCATTTCTCAAATAAAAATTAATGTCTTTTACCACATAATGTAAATTATTAATGAATGGAAAATTTGTTCCGTTTCCATCTTGATCTAAAAAACCATGGTCATACAAATCTCTCCATCTCCATAGATTTTCTTTTTCATCATAAATAGTATTTTCAGGTAGATTAAGAATGTCTTTTGTTTTTGATGTTTCTATATATGGTGATAACTCTCTAAGTTTAACTCTATAATGTGGTTGATAAAAGTATCCTACTGTATTACCTGATGTTGCACTAGAATAATTAGAACTTGAATCTTGTCTATGATTAAAAATCGTTGTTCCTCCTATTGTTTTATTATGTGAAAATTTATGAAATGATTCACTAATAATTCTTTCTTTAAAATCTTTTTTATTATACTCAACAAAGGCACCTGTTAATACTGTCCCCAATGGTACTGTATTTCCACTTGTAAAACCAGTGGTACCGGTATTACCGGTAAAAAATGTTTTTCCTATTGATGTTTCCGTTGCTGTATCTCCACTAAATTGTGTATCAACCCATGTATTATGAAAATTAAATTTATAACCGACTTTTGGTGGATATGTAAAATAACCATTTCCATTTCTCAATAATACAGTTATATAAACTTCAGTTGGTGTATACCCTAAATTATTTGTAATACCAGTTAACGTAAATGTTTTTTTAAAATCATACAAAATAGATTCTGGTCTATTCCTTTCAACCAACACATCATTTTCTTGTAATGGATTTTCAAATAATATTTTTCTTTCGTGTTCCCAAATTGGCGTTTCAAAACCAACTTTATCCATTATATAATCATCTACAGTGGTTAATGTTTTATGTTTATGTACATAATATTGTGAAGTTGTACCTGTGATATCCAATAAACTTAAACATCTTTTTCCTAAAACAAATGTTACTGCGTTTAATGTTAAACCTGTGGTAAATTCATTTTTTTGTAAATTAATTACATATTTTTCAGAATCATATGTTTCATTACCAACACTTTCAATATAAAAGGTTCTACCCGTAACATTTATAGAACTGTTTAATGTTCCACCTGAAATTGTTATATATTCACCTTGTAACATTCCATGTTCTACAGGTGATGTTAAAATAAAATAATTCCCTCCATCGGTAACTCTAAATGGTATACCATCACCAGAAGTGAAACAAAAAGTTTTACCATCACCACATCCAGTTGTTGTTCCCGATAATGTATATTTTATTGGAAATGTTGAATCTTGTCCATAAACATAACTCAAATATAAATTCCAATTCTTGTATGGAGCTTCTATTGATGTTGTTGTTGTATGTCCTGTATATCTCGTTCCTTCTAATGTCATACCAGATGATACAAATATATTCATAGTACTACCACTATAAGGTGTGACTACTTCTCTTAGTACATCATTTCTGAGTAATGCAAATTCATTATAAGGAACATAACCATCATTACTTCCCGTTCCGTCACCAGCAACATAAAAGTTTTTTTTCAATGGGTTATATTCAGTTGAACCTGAATACATATTACGAAAAATCATTTTCATCTTTCCAAAAATCTTATATGTTTTTGATTGATTTCTTTCATCATCAAATAAAGTTGGTAAATCTAAAATAATGTTTCTTTCACCTTCTCTCATCAATGTTTCATTATTATCTAATTTAACATTTAGAGTTACATCTTCTTCGTCAGCCTTAAAGTACCTTTTAGTAGGTAATAATATTTCTTTCTTTTTCATTAATCTTCAGATGTAAATGCGTCTTTAGGACCATACAAGTCAATAAATTTATCCATTCCACTTTTTCCCGCAATTAGACCAAAGTAAAATTGGTATGGTGTTGATAGAATTTGTTTATTTCCACTATAATAATCTTCTCTCCTTGGTATTACTAAATCTGTGGTGTCCGTCCAATTAATTACTTGCCATCCTGTTGCTCCCGACATTGGATTTGTAGTGTCGTTTCCTGCGTTGCCATATCTAACAAATAATTTACCCGATGTTGGTACCGTTTCAGTTCCTCCTGTAACATACAAATATGTGAATCCTGGATATTCGGAATTATATTCTGTATATCCACTATTGGTACTTACAACATCATAATCTACGTCATCCGTTAAATTTAAATTAGTATTACCTGTTACACCATTATTTGTTTTTGTCATAGGTAATAACATATATTTGTCAGATGGATCTGAATATGAACCAGTTAATGTATAACCATATGTCATACCCTGTAATGGTTGTAATTCTAATGAACTATAATTCCATGATTGATTGCTTCTTCCTGCACCTCCAGGACCAAATCCCGTACCACCTTTGTCCCATAAATAAAATGGAACGGGTTGTGATGATTCTGTTAATCTACCAGGCTCATTTAAACATAATCTAACTCTTTCACCATCTTCATCTAATTCCATAGTTACAGGTAATGGACCATAACTCCCACTGATTTGAAAAAATGGCTTATTTAATTCTGGATCTAATGTATCATATCTATAACCTAAATATTTTGGATTTTCTAAATCAAATTCTTCAATACCCACTTCATTATTTATTGATAATAATTGAAGAATGTCACCATCTAAAACATTACGAATACCTAATTTATATCGGAACCCTTTATTACTAAAAAACATATCTAAGCTACCTGTAGCGTCAGCCACATCCATTCTATAGTTAATTGCTAAACCTAATAAATCACCTAGTGGTTTATATGATGTTGCTCCTATTGAACGAGCAACAGAACAGTTCGGGTCTAAAGATTCATCAATACAAATTTCTTTTATAAATTCATCTCTTGGTCCTAAATCAACTATAGTTGTTGGTCTATTTAAATTGTTTTTATCAAATCCTGTTGTTGTTTTAAAAGATGCCGACCTATAATAAAATCTATTTTGATCAAAAACAAAACGAGCTAAATTTCTACAATATTTTAAAACTGACTCAGATGTTGCATCTGCTAATTTTCTAAATTTTTTAGCCTTAAATTGAGTAAAATATAATGAGCCTGATAACCAGTTATCAATAAATCCATAGTTAACAATTCCACCACAAAACATTTTACCGACTCTTTTTCTTCTATAATATTCACTTAAAATATCTAATAATCTTTTATTACTTTGTGAACCAGGTACCATATAAAATATACCATTCATAAATTCAGATTTACCAGAAATTGTTGTTCTCGTATATGACTTTCCATTGTATGATTTTGGTAAAGCATAACCATCGGAATCTGAAACATTTGTTGCTACCACATCGGTACCATCGGATATAGTTGCAACACCACCTCTTGATGCTTCGGTTGATCCTGTTTGTGTATAATATAAAGAAATTAAAGATTCATTATATGGTGTATCATATACTCCACATCCTGATTCTAATGGTACTATTGGATCAGTAATTGGTCCATTTTCACCATAATCTAAACTTACAACATCATATGTAAATACACCATTTTGTACTATAAAAGAATTACTTGGGTCATTAAATACTAATAAATTATTTCCACCAATTGTAGAATATTTAATAAAAAGTTCTCCCGTGGTATTAGAAGCACTTAGTGGAAATACACCCGTATCTGTTTTAATTCCATAATTTTGTTGTATTGATAAAAAATTATTTACACTTGTTGGTGTTGTGGCATTTACACACTCTCCATTTGTTGGTTGTGTAAATGTTAAATAACCACTTGGTGTTGAACCAGTAATAATACCTATTGGATTAGATAATATTCCGAAGTCGGTTACATAAAATTTTACTTCTCCAACAACACAATAATTTAAATCTGATTCGCCATTTGATGATAAGGCCTCAGTACTACACTCATCACATTCAGGATATGATACTAACGGTAAACCTTTTTGTCCGGTATCCATTAAACTATAACCCACATTTTTCATTCTTCTACCTAAACTACCTAATGGACAGATACCCAAAAAACAGGTATTTTCAAATGAGGTACCAATAGATATAAATAACTTAGATAATACATTGAAGAATAATAAAGTAACAATATTAAATAAATTTTCAATTGCTAATAAAACATCCGATATTAATAATTTAAATGTATAATTTTTAACTCCGAAATTTGATGGTGGTGTTAATTTATCTCCACAATCTTCTTCTTCTGATGGAGTTGTTTCATTTATGTTGGCAAAATTATATTTTGTTGTTAAATCGTCTATTGGAGCACCAAAAACTCCTACTGTGTAGGCTGCAGTTGGAGCTAATCCTTTAGTTATTGCATCAACACCAAAAAAATGACTGTGAAAAGATGATACAGTATAAACTTTGTTATATGTAAATCTATAAAAATAATCCTGTGGATAATATTCTCCATTTTGATTATTTAAAATTAATGACAGTGCATCAGATGGGTATCCACTATATTGAGTACCGAAGTAATATGAACTATCGTCAATCGTATAACCAGTTTGTGAAGGTGTTGCACCTGTTTGTATTACTTTTTGAAACTCTCTAATATTAGGAACTAAAAAATCTGCATTTGCTCGTGTTCTTTCTAAACTTTTATCATTTAAATTAAATCTAAATCTATAACATGCGGATGTTGGGATACCTTTATTTGGGTCATTAGTGATTTCATTCTCACCGAATTCGTTAGTAATAACATAATCCATGTTCATCTCCACAGGTAATACAAAACCACCATCATCTGGTATGTCTTCATCAATTGGTAAAAATTCTAAATAAGGTCTATTAAATTCATCCTTAATTGGCATAAATCTAATCGCCTCAATGTTGGCTGATTTAGTGACTAAGTCACATTTTCTACCCATTTTTCTTCTTGGAATACAGTTTTTATTAACTGAATTTTTACTTGAGTCAGTAAAAACTCCTCCAATCAAATATGCTTTAGGTTGTATGTTAACACCTCTTTCTGATAAATCAAAATCGGTTCTTGTTATTCCTATTTCACATAATTCTTCGTTACCCCAAAATGGATATACCTCAACACTTCTATCAAATGAAATAATTTGTGGTAATGAATTCAAATCTTCAGATGATTTGAATGTGTAATTATTTTTAAAACTATCAACTCCAATACCCAATCTTTTAAAATCCGCAGGTCTTAATGAAAAACATCCAATGTCCGATAAATCAACATCTACATGTACTGTTTGTACTCCGATAGGGACACCCCATATCATAAAGTCGCCTGCACTATTTGTTTTAACGGTGTAATTATAATATTTTTCGTAAACTTCTAAAACCGCCTCATTTTCTAAAATATCAGATTGATCAGGAAATGTACCAGTTGATGCGTGACCTCCATGTTGTTTTCTTGATGGTAACAAATTATATCTATACCCATCATCATTTTTATCTGTAACTTCCTTATATGGGTACAATACAGATATTACGGGGTCATTTTCATCTTCTTCTAATAGGGGTATGAATATAGAAACTCTAGCATTACCGATACCGAATCCGTTATTCGCAGTAATTCTACCACAAACAACACCGTAATCGGAACACATTGAGGTATAGATTTGCTGTTGTGTAAACTTTAAGGACAAAATTTCAAGTACGTCAAAATCTTGTTTGAGTTCAACAGTTACTTTTTGGTCCTTACCAATATTGGTTGCAATTCTATGTTTTTGTATCATTCTTATAATAAATAGAAACTATCTTATTTTTCTAATATTATAAGTAAAAAACTTGTTAAAATGTAGTGGAACCTAATGTTTTAACTCTGACTTTAATATCTTTATTTGGGAATCTAATTTGATATATTTGATTGGATTTCATAAAGATAGTATTATCTGATTGTGATATTTCTTTAGTTACCGTGTCACTATATGCTTGAGATACTTCTGATGAAGAATACTCTCCTCCAATTTTATTAAAAACTCTTGTTTCAATTACATTCTCCACTCCTGATACTGAACCTATTTCTCTGTTTAAATTACCAACAAATAAAGGGTCACCCATTTTACGTTTGTCAATTGAAAAGAATGAAGTAACCGTTTCAATAATATCTTGTAATATATCAGTTTGACTACTATTTTTATTAATGTTTAAATCAATCTCTAAACTAAAATCAATTACTTCTCCTGTATCAATATCTAAGTAATCATTAATCATTTTGTATTCAGACAAATAACTTAATATATTGTTTTTCAATGTGTTTGATACGGTATCGGTTAAATTACCTCGGTCATCGTATGATAATAATTTAATTCTAACTTTATTATCTTCTTCCATAACATTAACCTTTGCAGGTGCTCCATATGTTGCTGGCATAGTTTCAATTAACGATTTATAATCATTTAATGTAACCGCTCTATTTTGTGCTGAGAAATTGTACGCAACCATGTTTCTAATTTCATCAATAGTTGGTTGGTCAGCACCACCGACAGCAGGTGTGATATTTGTAACTCTCAATGAACTAATAACTTGTGAATTAATTGCTGTGTTTGGACCTTGAACATTAAATTCAACATCGTCAATACTTGTAATAACATTAACACCTAAGTTCGTATCTCTACCTCCACCAACTCTATATCTTACAAATAAAGTGGTATTAACTTTAGGAATTGCACCAAGTGACATGTTATTTAAATAACTACCTAAATTAACTTTCATATTTCCAGTTATGTACTCATCTAAATTGTCCAATGGATTTACAGTTCCAGAACCAAAAGTTAATGAAAAATAACTTTCAGGTGTATATTCAGTAATGAACTTATTATTAACAGACAAATATGTTCCTGATTTAAAATTGTTAGTGTCTGAAACTCCGGTCGGGTCTGGTACAAAAACTTTATCTTCAATTAATGATTTAACTTCATACCATTTGTTTGTTGCATCACTAAATTCAGTTGATGTTGGATTACCAGCAAACGTCGTACCTTCTTTATGAATTACACTCGTTACACCTAAAACATTTTGTTCAGGTAAATAAAGTTTTAAAAATGGTTTTTGGTCAGTTGAATTAATAACTCTTCTAAATATTTTAGTAACTCCGTTTACTACCGCTTCTCTTTTTGTAATCGTATATGATATTAATCTATTGTTCGTATCAAAATTCGGTATTTTAAGTCTGTTAGGTTCATTTTTACTATTGAATGGTACTGAAAAATCAATGTCTTCAATTGTTTCAAAAACCTGACCTCCACCTGAAACCTGTGCACCCGCCTTTAATATACCCAAATATCTTTCATCCTCTTTATCACCACGTACCGGTACGTTTATTGAAAAATCACATAGTGCAACTGATGGTCTTACACCTGGTAATCTAATACCATATGTTTTTGCAATATGGAATAATGATTGTCTTTGTTGTGCAAAATCCAACATTGTTTCTTGCCAAACCCTATCAATGTGAAAGTGTAAGTTATCCGCAACCGCTGCGTTAATATCTAATAATACAGAATATATTGATGCATCGTTAAAGTTCTTAACTAAATCAGGATAATAATCCTTTGTTAATGTAACTAATTCATTTCTTAGTCCCGCAAAATCTCTAGTTGCGTATGATATTTTTTTACTCATTTTATATGTTTATAATTACAAAATCACTTGAGGAAAACGCCCCATTATTAACTGTATAATCTATCTTTACTTTAGCGGTATATGGTT